CACCGCGCCGATGGGATCGCGGGCGAGCGCCTCGAGCCGGATCACCTCCCAGCGGTGGCCCCGCTTCGAGGGCGAGACCTCGCGGGCGTATCGGTCCAGCAGATCGGCAAATGGCATGGCCCCGGCGACGGCCTGCCAGTTGGCAAGCTCGTATTCACGCCGGGCGGCCCAGTCGCTGGCTTCGCGCTTGGTGCGGAACACCTTCGATTCGCGCACCCCGCGCCGGGAAATCTGCGCTCGCCACTTGTCGCCGTGCCTCGTGATGCTCGCCATGCGTAGCCCCGTGGGGAATCCATGGGGAGAACCGTGCGCATTTTTGCGCGTTTTTTGCACGTCAGTGAGCGCGAAAAGTTGGGGATAAGTCTTATTTACTTGGGGATAATCGGCAATGCGCGCCAGTGATCGTCTGCGCTGGTGCCCCCAGAGGGCGACCAATTGTCCAGCAATGCCAAAGGCTTGGGTCGCCTTGTGGGGCGCTGCGGGGAATTCGCGGCCTACTTTCGCCGCTTGAGCCAGTCGGTCAGCACGGGGTTGTCGGCGGGCTCTTCCACGTCGCCGCCCATCGCCGCGCCGGGATCGTCATGCCGCAATTCGCGGATCGCGCTGATGTTTTGCATCACTCGCGGCGCGCGCGCCATGGTCGCGGCAATCGAGCGCTGGAATTCCTGCCCCTTCACCTGGTGGCGCGCGCCGAAATAGAAGCTGACCACGGCACCGAGAAGCCACCAAAGCGGCTCCGGCACCAGCGCCAGGCCCTGCATTCTCTCGGCGAACCACAGTGGATCGACCATCGCGGCAACGAACAGCGCCAGCACCCCAAGCGCCATGGCCGGGCGCGGCAGGCGGTTCACGCCGTCGATCAGCCGGTCGAACCACCCGCGCTTGCGCTGGTCGAACTCCGCCGCCATTTGCGACAAGGCAGCCGCGCGGGCCTCCGCGTCACGTCTGTCCACCGCCTCCGCATTCGGTCGGAAAACCTCGGCCACGTCCTTGACGCCTTGGGCGATCCCGCCGCCCAAGAGTCCCTTGATCACGTCGCCTACCATGTCGCCACCCTCTTCTGGAACTCCGCGTCGGTCATGTGATACTCGGGGTCGATGAATTCCTCGGCCCGCCTGATCCAGCCGCCCTTGCCGCCCGCAATTGTCCGCGCATACTTGCGCGACGAGGGGCGGCGATCCGCGAGGCGGAAGTAGTAGTTGCGGCGCTCGATGCCGTAGGCGTTGTATAGCCGCCGCCCGGCTTTCGCCGCCGCCGCCTTCGCCGCGCTAATGGTCTGAGGCCCGATGGCCCCATCCACGCTGCAAGGCCAGCCCATCTTGGTCAGCAGCCTTTGCAGAATCTTCACCGCGTTGGCCCCGGCGTTGACCTGCATGTCGAAAACGGTGGCGTGCAGCATTTCCGGCAGGTCGTCGATGCGCGGGCTGTGAAAGTAGTGCCGCAAAAAGATGTCGGTTGCGTCCTCGACGGTCAGCAGCTTCACGTCGCCCGGCATAACCCTGCCGTCGCCGTCCAGATCGAGCCCGAGGCGGCGCATGGTATGGATCGTGACACCGTATTTTGTCGCGCCGCCAGGATCGTCGGGGTCGTTCACGTAGCCGCCCTCGCGCGCGACAATGGCGCTGGCGATTTCGCGGGGTGTGGTCATTTTCTGCTCTCCATTACTGCCATGAGACGGATTTGCGCATCGCGCACCTCTTGCACCGCCTCGGTCAGGGCCTCGATGTCCTCGCGGATTTCCTTCGTGTCCGACGAGACCTCGGCCGCCTTCATCACGCGCTCGACAAGCTCGTGAGCGCTCGGCCCCTGCGCCCCGCCCGAGCCCTGTTTGCGGTCTCGCCAGAACAGCAGGGTCATCCAGCCGAACATCATGCCCACCACGCCGGACGGCCCCCACTCGGCGGCGAAAGCCATGAAGTCAGTGATCGAAGTCATCGGCCCACCCCGGCTTGGCTGTAAGGATGCCGAGCATGGCGTGGATGCCCGCGAAGAAACCCGCGTAGAGCGCGACCGCGATGTCGCCGCCCGAGAACGCCGCCGAGGCCGCGAGGGAGCTGTAGTTGACGACATGCAGCACCAACCCCAAAGCGATCATCCGTCGCGCCGGTGGCCGCACCAGACCCCAGAACGTGGTGAAGCTCGCCAGCATCAGCAGGCTTGCCCACATCTGCGCCGGGAAGGCATACGCGAAGGCACCCCACGTATGGGCGGTGAGGGTCGCGGGCGCGCGGTCCGTGGTCACCCAGAAAAAACCGGCGACGGCAAAAAGCAGCAGCTCCATCACCATGAACATCGGGCGATACCGCGCCAGCGTGTGCCCGTCCATGTCGAGCAACAGGATGCGCAGGAACTTCACGGCCGACATCAGCGCGCCCTCCGCCAGACGCCCACCGCCAGCAGCGCCTCGAAAACCGCGAGCACGGCCCATCCGTAGCCCGGCCATGCGAACGCCATGGTCACCGCGTATGCCGAGCCGCAGGCCACCGCCACGGCGTCGTTGAGCGCGTCCCGCCAGCCCGCACCGAGGTGTTGCACGCCGACCTCCCAGGCCGCGAGATATCCGGCGCTCGCCACCAGCGCGGCCTGCCAAAGCGGCATGACCATGTGGAGCTGATCGGTCAGCACGAGCCCGATAGCCGCGTGCGCCGCCAGCACCGCCGCCCATACGTAGGCGTCCCGATGCGCTGTCGGTGTCGTCAGATTCAGCATCAGAATTGCTCGACGAGTTTCGCGACCTTCGCCGGCACATCCGGCCAGGTCGGCTCGCGCCCATCGGCAATCGCCGCGCGGCACTCCTTGATCATCGCCCATTTTGGCGGTTGCTTGAATTGTCCACCATCCCACAAAAACCCGACACCCGCCGGGCCTGTTTCGTCGGTGATCTCGATTGCATCCGCTGGTGCGCGCCCAGCCTCGAAGAGCTGCACCGCCTTGACAGCGTTGCCCTCCATGATCGCGAATTTTTGCATGACGTCGCTCCTTATGCGTATTCGTAGACTAGAATGACACCAGAGGTCCCATCGCCGCCGTCTTTGGCGACGACATTGCCGCAGGAGGCAGCACCGCCGCCCCCAGCACCGTAGCCGTAAGCGTTACCGCCATCGGAGGAATCTCCGTTGAAGTTAGCTGCGCCGCCCCGTCCGCCGGAACCGTAAAGAGAGCTGCCGCCCGCGCCGCCGGAGGAGAACTGGTTGCCGCCGCCGCTGACGTTGGTCGTGGTTCCGTTTTCGCCCGGTTGGCCTCTCTGTTGCCAAGAGTTGCCAGTGTTGGTTGCGGGTGGGCCGCCCAAGCCGCCGAGGGACGCGAAGTTGCCTTTGTCTTGGGCAGACACACCGCCATTTCCGCCTTCGGCGGTCCACGAAACCGTTCCGTCCGAATAAGTGGTGTTGCCCCCGTCACTTCCGTTGGCAGTATTCGAACCGCCTGCACCAGCAGCGCCAATGTTCAGGGTCGCGGAATAGCCTCCAGCAGAAACATCAATTTCACCGAAGACAAATGCCCCGGCGCCTCCGCCACCACCGACACCGGTGTCGTCGCCATCTACGTCACTGTCAGCACCACCGCCACCGGCACCAGCACCGACCATGGCGATGCGCGCTTTCTTGGTTCCGGTCGTGGGCGTGTAGGTGGCAGCCCCAGCGGTATCGAAGACCTGGATGTTGATCAGCCGACCCAAAAACACCGACGACGACTGGATCAGGTGATCCGACGCCCCGTCATAGAGGTAAACCTCGTAGTCACCGCCGCCGATGTCTTTTGCCCAAACGCCACCAGCCGTCAGGTTCGTCGGGCGAGATGCGCCCGCGCCCTGTGATAGAACGTGTGACACCAGGTCGTTGATGAACGCTGCCTGCTCACCACCGCTGGTCGGGTTCGCAATCGTGGTGCCGATTGCCGGGTCGAATTGCGCCATGTTTATGCTCCTTGCCTGCCGTAGCCAACGGCTGTGTAGTCAAAGCTGCCCGCGACCGGGCTGCCGCCGCTGTCATGGAATTGCACCGTGAAGCCCGAGCTGCTGACGCCCGTTCGGGTCACCGTCGCGCCGCTCGGGATGTCCTGCGCGTCGATCACGATGGCAGGGGTGTCGCGGAACGGCGGGGAAAAGGTCACCGTCGCGCCGCCGGTCGGACAATCGACATCCGCGCCGCGCTCGATCCGGTCGGTCATGTCGACGGTGAAGACCACATCGACAAACTCGATGATGACCTGCGGATCGTTGACTGTCAGAACCAGCCGGAACTTAAACGCCCGCGCGCGGTAGTCCCCGACCACGAGATCGGACCAGCCCGACCATGTGGGCGACCCGCTCGGGTCGTCGTCGGTCGTGGAAATCTGCACCGTGATCGAAAACTCGCCGTCCGCGTCGCCAAACACGTTCACCTGGTCGAACACGTTGTCGATTTCGAACACGTTGTAGCTCGAGAAAGACCCGAAGGCGTTGACCGCCGCCGACACCCGCGCCGTGTCCACCGCGCCGAGGTCCACCACATCCGAAGATGTCCATGTGCCCTCCAGACTTTCCCGGCCCCAGGAAAACACGTTGGTCACATCGAACACGTTGTCGATGTCGAAGACGTTGCCATCGGTGGCAAACAGAAGATCCCCGTCGATAACGACTGCACCATTCTCGCCGGTGCCGGACCAATCCGGGGCCAGACCCAGCGTGGCCACCGCGTTGAGTGCTGCGTCGGCGGAATTCACCACGACAATTGTCGCGTCGGTCGCCTCGATGCCTTGCACCGTTGTCGGCTTGATCAGGTAGGTGCCGTTCTGCGCCGGGGCCTGCGCGGTCTCCCCGCGCGCCTTCGGAATGATCGGAACCGATGTCGCCCACGTCGCCCCGCTTGTCTCGGGGTTGTAGCGGATCGTGTAGAATTCAATGTTTGCCGGGCCGGTGTCCCAGCTGAAATAGGCCGTCCCGTCGAGGATGCTGACCTCGAAGCCCGTGACGGCATCCGGGGGCGTGTGCAGCGCCGATGTGTCGATCTGGATTGTCGAAGCCTCGCCCCAGTATCCGCTGGGCTGGCGCACGGCGACGGACGCGGTATAAGCCTCCTGGAAGATGTTCTCGACCGGCACCCGCGCGGCCATTTCGCCGGTGATCACCTGGTCCACGAGCGCGCCTTCGCTGTCTTCGAGCTGCACCCTGAATTCCTGCCCGGTCTCGGGCTGATACAGCGACCACCGGAGGGCCGCGTATGCCGTGCCGCCGTCGCTTTCAATCTCGTATTGCAGGCCGAGGATCGTGGTTTCGTCGATGATTTTCGGGTCATATTCCGGCAGCGGGCGCGACAGGTCGTCGAGCGGGATTTCGGACGCCTCCACCAGCATCACCCGCGCACGCTCACCGAAGTCCGGCGCGATCTCCTTGACGATCCACTTTTGCGGCTCCGTCCCGACCTCGTAGAGCGTCACCAGATCGCCCGCCGCCCATTCCGCCGGGTCGAACGTCCCGCTGTCGCGAACGCCGCTGTCGGCCACCACGCCCCAGCGACTCTCGGTCGCGTCCCACGCGGCGGTCACATACTGGATCGCACCAGACGACGAGCGGCCCAGGATATGCACCTGCAACCCGTCGATCAGGGTCAGATGCGGCGGGTTGCCGTCGAGCGTGATGCTTTCGAGATCCGCCCCGCTTCGCGTCAGACTGGAAACCCGCGCCGATCCATAAGCGTTTTGCAAAAGATCGGCCTGGAAGATCACCGGATCGCCACGACCGCAAAGCAGGTGATCAAGGTCGGTGTCAAACGTGAGCTGCGTCGGGCGCGTCTTCACCTGCCCCAAGTGGTAGTAGGCCCATTTCGCGACGTTCGACACGTCGCCGTCCGATGTGACCACGAAGCCGCCCGGCTCAGCCGTCTCGATCAGCGTCGGGTCGGCGCTGGACGCATCGTAGCCGTTGGCGTAGGCGATCACCTCGTCTTCACCCCAGTCCGCGCGCTCGGAGGTGAAGGGCACCCGCAATCCGTGCACCTCGGCCGGGAATGTCGTGCGGGCCTGGATATTGGCAACGTTTCGCGGCGTGAACACCTGCACCGCCGGGGCCGCCGATTGGTCCGTGATCAGGCTGTGCTTGCCATCCTTGAGCGTGTAGACCGCCAAGCCGGCCGACAACACCTCGTCGATGACCTGCCGCAACTGGATGTCGTTCGCGATCACCCGGTCATAGCGCCAATGCGGGTTGGCCGTCTTCCATGCGTGGATCGCGGCAAGGTCGATGCGGTCATCGGGTTGCACCCGCTTTCGCATCTTGCCGCGCAGCAACTCGACGTAGATATCGGCGGGGTGCCGGATCGGCTCGGCGCTTGTCCATGCCGAACCATCCCACCGCTCGGCCATTTGCTGCACCACGGCGTTGACCGGGTCCAACGCGCCTTGCAGCTGGTCCGTTGCCTTGATCCGCAGCGTGATCTCGGCCACGCCGGAGGGCGAAGGCAGCCGCCCCGGCGCTTCGGATTGGATCGCCTCAAGATAGCTGTCATCGCGCACCTGCACATCGTCGTCGTCTTTCGACAGACGCTCGATCTTGATTTCCCACTCGCCGGTCGACGGGAAGTCGATCTCTTCGCCGAAACGCAGCGTCGCGGTGGTCTTGCCGCGATACCACTTCTCGCTGACCGTGGTCCAACTGCCGCCCGACGCGGGCCGGTAATAGATGCCGATCTTGCGCTTGCGCTGCTTCTTCTTGTTCTCGTTGTTGATCTTCACGAGACCGGCGAAATAGAACTGCACGCGCGCGCGGGTCGTGTCTGTCGGCGTCGACCGGATGACCGGGGTGTTGTATTCCAGCCGCCGCCCCAGCACCATCGGCAAGGGCGTGCCAAGCGATGGATAGCGGTTCTGCAGGCCACGGATCGCCGGGTTGTCCGGGTCGTCTCGCCCCGAGCCGTCAGCCGCGCCCTGCGCCCCCATCAGCATGTAGCTGGCGAGGAAAGCAACCGCCGCAATGGCCACGCCCGAGATGATGGTGGCCGTGGTCATGCTGATCGCGAAAGTATTGACAAGCCATGTGGCACCAAGGCCCACGAGCGCCCCGCCGTGGATCGTCGGCTGCACCATGACAAGGGTGTCGGGGTGCGGCCGCACGCGGTCGAAGTGCGCCGGGAACACCTCCCACTGATGCCCGCCCCGCACAAGGATCACGCGGTGTCCCGCCGCGCCTGTCGTCACCGCATCGACGATGCCGCGCACCGTCAGACCGGCGGGCAGGCTTCGTTGCTCGACGGCCCCCGCGAGAGGGTTCCGCATGTAGCGCACGTCAATCGACATAGCGGTAAATCCCTTCCAGCCGCCGCCCCCAGCGACCGCTGCGATAGTCTGCAATGCTGGATGCCGGTTCATCGCCGTGCAACATCCGCGTTTCATCGAGCGCGATGCCCAGGTGCCAACCGCGACCGCGCCGCATCAACACCGCATCCCCCTCGCGCACGGCCCCGGCTTTCGCCATGCGGCGCGCGCCGCGTTCCCATTTCTCCACCGGCTGCCAGTCGACGATGTAGCGTGCGCGCGCCGTTTCCTCCGCCGCGCCCATGTGCACCAAACCGTAGGGCATCCGCCGACCGAACCGCGCCGCCTGCACGGCGAGAAACAACCCGAGGCAATCGTATTTTGGCCCACGGCCCAACGGCTCGTAGGGCAGGCCCAGCCAGTCATCCGTCCAGGTCACGTCAGCCCCGGGAAATCCTTGGAGGAAAAAGTGATCGTGGCATTGGCGCGTTCGTCCAGCACGGGATAGATCGTCAGCGCCCCGGACAGCACACCGAAGCGCGCGTTGATCTGCCGGATTTCCGCCGAGTAAGGCCCCTCGTGGATCGTGTCCGGGTCGGACGCCAGCACCACCGACACCTCGGCATTGATCGCCGCGTTGACCTCGCGAAAGTCGGCCAGCAGGCTCATGTCGATGTCGAACAGCTCGAACCGCATCGCGCCGTTCTGCCCCTCCACATCATCCGGCAGCGACAAGCGGAAGCCCGCCGCGCTGTAGGTCAGCCCGCCCGACACCACGTCCTCGGTATTGCCCGCCAGTCGGACGGGCGCGGCGAGGTCATCGTGGTCCAGCGTCACCAACGTGATCGGGATCTCCCCGGTCACCTGGTCGTTGATCATGCCTTCCCACGTCATGCCGGAACCTCGTAGACCGACAAACCGACCCGAAAGAGCCCCGGCGCGAGCCGCATCACCCGGTAACCGTCGCCGGTCGGTCGGAACGTCGCGGTCGCCCCGGTCACCGGGTGCGTCGCGGTGAAGTCCTGCACGCCGCCGCCGAGATCGGTTTCCCAGAACGCCTCGAAGGTCGAAAGCTGCGCGGCTGTCAGGATCGGCGTCTCCCCGGCCAACGGCCGATAGCCCGCCGTCGAGCGCCGCCTGAGCTTCGGCGGGCCGACATCCGGGTTGAACGCCGCGACATCGCCCTGCGGACCATCATAGCGCAGCGCGGGCATGTGCGTCAGAAAGCCGATGCCGCTCGGCCATGCCGGTGTCGTCATGTCTTACCCCCCGCGCGGGCTCAGCCCGAACCGCTGCTGCACCGCGCGATCCGCCGCGCCGGATGCGATCTGATCGGCGACGATGCGACCCACGTCGATGTCAACGCGGCCCTGGCTTTGCCGAACGGTGCCCTCGGGCAGTGTGCTCGCAATGTTGATCTCGACCGCCTGCGCCTTGCCGCCCTTGGTGTGGTCGATCACGGTTTCGCGCGGGTGCATCATGGCGAGGAAACCGCCCTTGCCGTCAAGCCCGCCCGACCGCGGCGCATTGCCGGTGTAACCCCCGCCGTCGAAAGACAGCCCGCCGAACAGGCCGCCGCCACCACCGCCGCCAAACATTCCACCGGCGCTGTCGCCGAAAATTGCCTTGATCGCCGCCAGCGCCATGGCCTCCGCTGCCGCACGAATGGCCGCGTGAGCGATGTCGTCAAGGGCACTGACGGCCGCACTGCGGAATGACTCCCAAGCGCCCTCACCGGCCCGCAACCCATCGTATATGTCGACCAGGAAGTCCCCGAAAAAGCTTCCCACGTCCTTGGCGAGGTCTTTCAGCTCGTCGCCGACCTCATCGGCTTGGGTCTTCAACCGCCCCAGAAGCTGCTCGAAAGTCTGCTCGTCGAGCTTGCCGTTCTCGAACGCCCAGTTGAGCGCTTCCTTTTGCTCCGCAAGCTTCTGCATCGCGGCCCAGGCCGGGTCGAGCTC